TGGAAGGAAGAGATGCGTGACCGTGCTATTGAATTGCTAATTAAGCATTCACATAATTTTAACCCAGAAAAAATGCAGAATTCAAAGAATGTTGACCCTTATTATTATCTTGCAAAGATTGTATTCTGTGCATTCCTTCAAGCTAAAGAAAAGTTAATGAAGCGTAAGAATAAGGTTAAGTTTGTCCAATTGAATGAAGCTATTATGAGCAACTATTCCTCAATCGATGAGTATGCTATTGCAACAAATCGTGAAATTGACGAACAGGAAAAGCTTGAAAAGGAACTAGAAAAGGAAAAGAAATCTGGTGCAGGTGCGGTAGACCTTGCAATGGCAAGTGATGAAGAGATTGCTATTGAACTTGCTGACGATTATTATGTTAACGGGTAATCTATGAGACATGAATTATCAGTATCTATTGTTGTAAAGAATGGAGCGTCCAAAATTATTGAATGTCTATCTAGACTTGTCGGATTGGCAGATGAACTCGTAATTGTTGATACTGGTTCTACTGACAATACAGTTGACTTGGTTCGTAAATTTTCTAAAACAGTCAGAATTCCTGTTATAATTGAACCAGTCGGGTCTTTGTTCTTGGATGATGAGGACAATTTTGATTTTGGTCGTGCAAAGGCATATGGTTATTCACTGGCAACAAAGGAATATGTCATGTGGGCTGATGTTAACGATATGCTGGATGATGCGAAGTCTGTCCGTGCAAAATTCGATAAAGCGACCTCAATGTATAGTCATGTCAACATTATCATGTATACTAGGACATCCAGAAAATTTAAATTTCCTAGACTTCGTATAACAAAGCGTGAAACTAGTAAGTTCTGTAACCCAATTCATGAATATGTTGTGGATTCTTATCCAAAAAAGAAGTTCATTACATTTAAGAATGAATTTATTAACTTCAAGAAATCTCGTGATGCTAAACGAAATCTTAAGTCATTGATTAAACTCTGGAAACGTGTACACTCATTACGAACTGCATATTATATCGCAACTACATACAAAGATATCAAGGATAAGAAAAATGCTAGATTGTGGTATGAACATTGCCTATCCGAATTTCCATTTTGGGAATTTGAAGAAACCATTGTTGCTGCCGATTTTCTTATTAATGAGGCGTTTGTGTTTGGTAAATATGATAAAGTTGATGAATTGACTATGGATATGATTGAAAATGCTCCAGACAGGGCTGAAGGATATTACTATAGACATATTTACAATTTAAAGAAAAACAACATTGAACTTGCTATTAAATGCCTTTCTAAAATTTTAGAATTGCCTTTACCTCGTAATTCTCGAATTGGAATAAATCAAAAGGCATATAACAAGAAAGAATGTGCGGCTCGTATTGAAGAATTGCTTAGACAGGTTAATTATGATAAGCAAGAATTAAATACTGATGCTGGAATATACAATTCAATGGCAGAAGCTATCGACGCTGCACAATTCATGACGACAATCTATTGACGAAATAATAATTAATACATATATTTGTGTTATGGTTACAAATCTTATCACAAAAAAACAATTAAGTGAAGACCAGCAAGCTGGTCTTCTTGATATGATGGCATTCATGCGTAATCCATTCGAACGAGAAATGGTGTTAACTGGTGCTGCTGGTACGGGTAAAACTTCTTTGCTTAATGTATTTTTAAAAGAGGTTACGAAAGAGCTTCATATCAAATATTATTGCACGGCTTATACAAACGAGGCCGTGCGTGTATTGTCGTTGCGTAGTGGTAAGAATTACGACAAAACTATTAGTGCTCTTCTAGGTCTTAAACTTGAAAATAATGAGGATAAGGGCAAGATACTTGTCCGTGAGGGCAAAAGTTTTGCTGGCAACTACGGTTTAATCGTTATTGATGAAGCGTCAATGATTAATGATGACTATTACAACATGATTCATTCCGTCATGTTGGAACATCCTAATTTGAAGGTATTGTATGTAGGTGATGAAGCTCAGTTGCCTCCCGTTAAATACGATTATTCCATTGTATTCAAAGTTGTTCGACATATATTTAAGTTGAATAAGGTGATGCGAGTAGCCGAAGATAATCCAATTATTAATGTCGTTACTCCAATTAGGGAACATTTATTCTCTCCCATAGATGTGTTCCAGAGAGTTGATAATGTAAATGAAAATGGGGATGGTGTTCATTTTTATTCAATGAAACCTCCATTCTTCGAAAAGATGCTTGCTGATTTTAATTCAGAAGAATATAAGGAAAATAAAAATTATTGTCGTTTGCTTGCATATACCAATGAGGCAATCAATGCGGCTAATGTATTCATTCGACGTTCCCTATTTGGTAATGATGTTGAAGAATATACTGTTGGTGATGACCTGATTGTCACTGAACCATTCAACGTTAAACTTGCCGCTGGTAAAAGCTTATCTGTATATACAACTGGGGAACGGTTGGTTGTTAAATCTGTTGCCAAAACGTTAGACCCAGAAACTGGTATTACATCATGGTCATTGCTGGTGGATAATTACAATGCTCCTGTAAATAAGAGGAGTGACCGTTATATAAATGTAGTTGCATCAGAAAGTTGGCCTGCATATTTTAAGTATAAGAATACTTTAATTAATACATGCAGAAAATTAGCGAATGAACGTGACCCTAAAACTGGTTGTAAAGTATATACTAGTTTTGAGGCATGGTCTAAATTTTATGATTTTATTGGAAATTTTTGTTACGTTAATTATGCCTATGCCATGACCGTGCATAAGGCACAGGGGTCTACGATTGATAATGTGTACGTAATTGAAAATGATATCAATCGACTGGATTGGAATCTTATTGAACGTAACAAACTTAAATATACTGCATTTACACGGGCATCTAAAAACTTACACATTTACTGTCGATAAAAATGTAGTTTATAGATGTATATGTGAATATAGTCTATGAATGTTTATTTGATGATGACGAGAGATGCTTCTGGATGTATTGGTACGTTGCATGGCATACCATGGGATTGTACTGCAATACATTCCGATATGGTGAAGCGTGTTAAGAAGAATGTTATTATTATCGGCAAAAATGCGTATGCCGAACTTGATATTTTTAAAAAGGTAAATTGTCGTCATAAAATCATCCTTACGAAGACACCTGGTAGAAAATCTAAACACGTTTCATATGTAGATGATGTCATTGATGCAATGCGTATTGCGTCTTCGTATCACTGTGATGTGTATGTTCTTGGTGGAAACATGACACAACGTGGGTTTATTGAAAATGGGATAATTACAAATATATTATTCTATCAAATACCAGGTAAGCATGAAGGTATTACTTTCATTAATAGTGGAAAATACGATTTCTGCATAAGTAAAATAGAACCAAGAAATGGATATGAAATTTATCACTATAATCGCCTTCCGAAGGAATTAAAGCACATTTCTCCATTAAAAGTGAAACCGCCTAAAAATAAACAAAAAGACCACACTACATCTCCATTGAATTCACTATCTGATTCTGAACTATTGAATGAAATTAATAATCTTGTCCTCGATGATTCTTCACTTGCTGATGAATCTATATCTGACATTACAATGAATTGTATAAATGAATTTCATGATATACTTTCAAGTTATGCAGATAATCAAGAGATGGTCGTGGATAGGTTGAACAATATTGTTATGGCAAATAAAACAATTACAGCGTGTCAAATAGCTATGCAAGACCGTGTTGGTGATATTGAAGATGATATAATGAAATATAAAAAACGATTGCTAATTGCTATGTCCATAATGTGTATTTTGATTATAGTTGGAATTGTATTATGATAGCCTTAATAATTATTAGTAAAAACCAAGTTAAGTATTTGCCACAAATGTTATTAAAGCTAAAGGCAATGTCTGAACAGGCAGATAAAATTTATTATCTGACGGATAGAGATTCTGCGGCTGATTGTAAGTGTGCTAAAAAACTTATTGAAGAATCTGGATTAGAAAATTTAACCTATATACAAAATGAAACAATCCCAGGTTATCTTGGTCGGCCTATCATGTATTATGGGGAAGAACATTTCCTATCTGGATATTGTAGAAATTTTTGTATAGATAAGGCTATCGCTGATGGATGTGACCAGTTTGTTTTTATTGATGGTGATTGCTTGCCAGAAGGAGATATAATAAGTGGGTATAAAAAATATCTTACGTGTGACGAAGCACGGCTTATATGTGGAAAAAGAGATGAATCCCATTTTCACTATCGTGACCAACGAGAATTTAATGAATATGATAATATTTTTGCTGAGCATTTAACTCCTGTGACATCAGAAACGGCTATGCTTGATTCTGCTGTAGTTTGGTCATGCAATATTGGAATGAACTTGAGTGCGATAAATAGATTGCGAAAAATTAACGATACGTTGTATGGCAAACCTGAAGTATTTTCCTCGTTTTTTCTTGGTACATGGGGAGGTGAGGATGGATTTCTGGGTGCAGAATGCTTTTATGATTCTGATATCAAAATATACGGTCTTGGTGTAGGTAGAACTGGTATCACACACATTCATCATGATAGACCACTTAAGAAATATGGATTTAATACCTTTACGTATAGACTAAAAACTACTATTGATATGCATAGGTATTTACTTGAGAATTATACAATATGAGGTTGATATGGCTGAAATGAGTAATGAAAAACGAGCTAAGATAATTGAATCATTTACACCAGAGCAGAAAGCAATTTATGATAATCTTGTTGGTGATGAAAGTCGGTTGATTAATGAATTTAAAATGTGTAGTAAGTTTTATGGCGACGCTATTTCAGTTGCCATGGATAAGTCTACAGGACAAGAGGTTCGATTGTTTCTACGTGCAGTAAGTGATTATTGGCAACGTAGAATGAAAAATATGGAACGTAGTCTTGAACTTCTTGTTGGAAGCGATAAAGTTCGGGAGTTGAAAAATGCCAAGAATTAAAGTTGATTATGAATTTGATATAGAACTTATTGATACTAATAAACCTGTACAGTCTGGTCATTGGTATACAATGGAAACTATAGAAGAAATTCAGCGTGACGTAACTTTAGGTAAAGAATATATCGTCCAGGAATACAGTCCAGTTGAACGTGAACTTAAGCATGTCAGATTGGATGCGGTTTGGCCCGAAAAAATTATGGGCAAGGTAACTTCAGCCAAAATTGTTGACGGTAAATTGATTATGCATGTGAAATGTGCATCCAATAAAAATGGAAAGAAACTTAAAGCTATTTGCGATAGTCTTACTCTTGAAAAAATGCGATGGTTTCCTGTTGGATATGCTAATGTCGAGACTAAAGATGGAAAGGCATGTGTATGTAATTATAGGTTAATTTATATTGCATTTTAGAGGTATTTATGATTATTGAAAAATTTACACGTAATGGAATTTTTACATATAAAAATATTATTGAGGTTATTGCTACACATATACACGATGAATTCTTTATCGCCTTAAACCATATTGGGTTTTATGATATTGAAAAGGAAATCTATTTCCCCCGAAAGATTGCATGGTGTATTGCGTTATCAATCCCTGTTGTTCTTTTTATAATTGTTGTGTTTTCTGCATGTATTAAATATTTAATCTCATAATATTAAAGGAGTTTGGTTATATTATGCATAAGTTATTACAGGTTAATCACATTACGCCAAATGAAAAAGGCGAATTATTTTTAAATGTTGTTAGAATGAATGAGATTTCTGATGGCGAAAACAAGCGTTGCTCTATTAATGTAATTCCTCATAAAATTAATCATACTGATTGGATGGATGAAGAATCTCTTGATGACGCTATCTATCGCAAATGTTGTGATGTAGCAACTAAGGTTGAATTTAGAAAATCTTCTGACGAATATACACAAGCGTATCCTTGTGAACGTTGGTCTGTTTTACTGGGTGGCATTTTGCGTGAATGTCGTAAGATTGGACTGAATACTAAACTTGGTTGTGGTAATGTAATTGTTCTCAACAAAGCGGCAAAAAATATATTTGATAGCTTTGAGTATCCATCGGATTTAAAGGGAACTACTGTAAAGGGATTATATGAATCCATGTATGTCGCATATTCAGAAAAATTAAACAAGTACGTTTTGACAGGAAGTATCATACTTCATGAATATGACGATAAATCTGATGAGCCGCATATCCTTATTGCATATGTCGGACAGCTATCATATGATAATGGCATATTGGTAGCCAATGTCGATAATAAGTACACTATAGTTGATGATATTGACGGAGCGAAAAACTATTATACATTAATTACGTTAAAGGAGTAATCACGTATATTTATATTCAACAATTGAATACGAATGATAAGAAAGTAAATTTTCAATTAAGAAATTTTTGAGTCGTTCTATATCATATATGAGGTCGTTCGTTGAGTAAAAGGCGAACGCCTCTTTTGTATTCATTACTGTTTTATCCTTGATATGATACACTATATCAGTAAACGGTTTTTCATGCTGAAGTATGTAATGTAATTGAGAATCGTGTTTGTTTTTTGTGTAACCACCAGGTACTGTAAATTTAAAACAATCGACAAATGGAAAAATCAATCCCGCTTCGTTGGTCATCGATACAATTGTGCCAGTATTAGGTTTTTGTAAACCTTTTTGTATTTTATTGTATTGTAATTGGCGTTTATGTATGTCGTCCGTCTCACCAAGTATGAAACTCTTATTGTATAATGGATGGTCTATCATATTGTTTGCGGCAAAATATATATACTTGGAAATCATCGTTCAGTCATGTTTATCTATGTATAAACTATATTATATGAAAGTTGAATGTGTAGAAAGTAAACGTTGCGACGATATGCTGAACTTAGTGCTACTTGCATCTGGCATCGGCATAAGTGACGGCGAAATGATTCCTGTGGGTCATGCAACAATCATGATATGTGATTGGATGCGATTCCTATGTAATTTTGAAATTGCAGAACAATTTAGAGGATGTGGCTTAGGAACTAAATTTATGGAAATCTTTATTGATAAATATGGTGTTAACTGCCTTTCTGTAAATGTTAATAATGCTCGTGCGATACCTCTATACGACAAATTTGGCTTTAATGGTGAAGATATTCTTGATGAAGAAAAGAAATGCAATGATGAATACATAAAAGAACAGTCATATCTCAAATCTCTTGATGATATGACTGAATTCGATAAAATAATGCTTTTCGATAAAATATTGGATATATGCAATCGTGAATATAAATATATCTACAAGAATCAATATAATGCAGATAAAGCTGATACTCTGCGTTGCTTTGAGATTAGTAATTATTAGTCATCTACTATTTCATTTATAAATGCTAGAAGAAGGAATGATATGCATAATACGTTCATTATTTTTTACCTTCTTCCTGTGTTCCTTGTGTAGGTTCGTTTGTTTCATTTGTGTCTGATGGTTGATTATCGGTTTCTTCTGTATAGTCCTGTTCCTCGATTTCATCAGACGGTGCCACGATTGATGTAGTTGTGTCCTTTGGCTGTAAACCGTGTGGAAGCAAGTTGTATTTGATTACATTATTTGCATAGTGTCCAATTTTTGCTTTTTTGGCATCATCTAGTCCTTCAACCTTAAGCATTAGTTCTTCAAATACCTTTGGGTTTACTGGGTCCTCTGATGATTTTAATTCTTCGACTTTCTGTTGAATAGAATTAACTACATTTTCGCCAAAATTTTCTTTAATTGCGTTGTTTAATTTGTTTCTACATTCAGATGTGTAATTATCAAATAATTTGATAACAGCAGCTTCATTTATTGATGCTCCGCTTATAAGTTCATTACTATCTTGTGTTGAGGTGGTTTGTGTCTTTTCTTTATTATCAACCTTTTGTTCAGGTGTATTTTCTTGTGGTGTCAGTTGAGCATCTTGTGACGAGTTCTGTTCACTCTGTTGTTTAGGCTGAGCTTCCTGTTCCGCTGGCTGGTCACCTTGTTGATTAGGTTCGCCAGCGTTACTAGGAGTTTGCTCGTCTGTTTTCTGTTCCTGTTCACTTTCAGCCTCAAAGCATATTCTATTCAACTCAATAATAGATTCAATCATTATTGTTGGCAGATTTAATTTTCGAATAAATGAATTGAATAAAGTGTGCATATATTACCTACTTGTTCATTCCAGAAACATTAACGTCGTTGTTACTTAAATATTGTGAAAGTCCAGGATATATAAATTGTGAACTACGAATAGGGCCATAGTCTTTAAATGGTGTTCTATTCATTGCTGTATTTAGCTGCTTGACCGCTTGTTCTCCATATTGCTTATACAGCTTTTCTCCTTCAACGGTTAATGCTTTATTCATCAAATCAAACAAATCGTTTGAATCGACTGAGCATGAATCGTCGTTCATACAATCCATCAATTTTGTCTTTATGTTGTTAACGGCATTACTTACTGCAATGGATGAATCTCTTGAATTACCCATATTGCTTTCAAAGCATGCTTTGTATAATTCAGTAACTGCCTCAAATTGAAGTTTTGTTAATCCAATATGTTTGATAGATTCAATAAATGATTTCATGTTATGCCTCCTGTTTCTTTGTTTCAAGATAAGCTTTAATAGCTGGTACTGATGTACGACAGATGTTGTCAACTTTATCATATGCAATTTGTTCATCCGAACTGCAACCCTTGTATATAGTCTTTCCTGTCTTCTCATTAGTAGATGTGAACTGGTCAGCATATATTTCTATATCATTAAAGTCCTTTATGTCTGGATTTTTCTTAACCAAGTTCACCAATTTACGCCACATATGTTCAGCTCTAGTTATTTCGTTTCCACTTTTAAGCTTAACCTTTTCTTGTGCTTTTGGGCAGGACTTATATTCCAACAAGAATCCTTTTTTGGCATTATTAAAGTCTTGTATTGCCTTTTCATTACTTTGAGGTGTTGCAGGTTTCTTATCTCCACTTACAGGAGCTTCCTTTGCACCTTCAGCTGGTGTTGATGAAGACGATTGTCCATCGGGGGTTTTCCCATCTGTTGAACCTTGAGCAACAGCGGTTCCAGAGTTTCCACCAGCACTTCCCATAAATTGACGTTGATAGATTTTAATTAGTCCATTGATGTTTGATACTAGTTCTGGATTGCTCTTTGTATTACAGAATTGCTTAACCGCAGTCTCTGCAATAGTTTTTGGTTCAACACCAGCTTTAACTGCCTTCATTAGATACATGTTCAATCCAACTCTAGCGTGGTTAGGGTCTTGCACCTTCAGTTCGGTCATTTGCTTGAGTATACTAGATAGGTATGGTTCAGCAGTCTTTCTCAATTCTGGTGTAACACCCGTTCCCTTACCTTGGTCCTGTTCTTTTTGCTGGCTTTCAGCAGCACGCTTCTTTAATTCTGGCATAAGGACATTGTACACTGCCTTAGAGTCTGGACCCCATTTACCATCATCTAATTTATCTTTAGCACGTTGCATGGCCTTTAGTGTTTTTGGTCCAAATTTACCATCTACAGTCAATGGTTTTCCATCGTCGGTAAGTGGTTCACGACCCTTGCTAATGCGTTCTTCGTTAGTTTTATTTAGATACTTTTGTAATATAATGACATCATCTTTAGGGAATTTAGGAAGGCCACTTTGTTTTGCTTTTACATTTACAGAATTTTTATCACCTGTGGCAGATGTGTTGTCCGTAGGTTGTGCTCCATCAGCAGGTTGTGTTCCGTCCGTAGGTTGTGCTCCATCAGCTGGTTTTGTTCCATCGGCAGGTTGTGCTCCATCAGCAGGCTGTGTTCCGTCCGTAGATTGTGCTCCATCAGCAGATGTTGCTTTATTAGATGAAGAATTGTTTTTAAGCCAATCACGATATTCCTGTGAATGTGCCTTAACGTAATCAACCAAATCTCCTATACGATGTGTATTCATATCATTTGATGTTACTTTACTTAATTTACCGACTGTGCCTGCGATTTTCTTTACATCGGCATCAGCATCATCACGAGACAAGGCGAACTTTGCGAAATTCTTCATTCGCTTGGTAAGGTCATCTGCATTAGCATCTGAGGTTTCACCTTTCTCTTGCTTAATAGCGTTAATACGTTCCATGCATTTCTGGACCATTTCTTTAAGCTTATCTTTATCCTGAATCGATTGTGTATCAAGCATTTCTTGTACTTGACGTGCCATTTTCTTATCTGTAGATACAGGAGACTCACTTAGTAATTTTATGGATTTTTTAAGTTGCCCTACCTGGTCATTATGTAATGCATCATCACTTTTTCCTTGTAATGCTTTCTTACATGCTTCAATTCCTTGTTTAAGTGCTTCGACTGCCTTTGTATCATTGCAATCGTATTCACCTGAATCAAACTGGTTAATTAATTTTTCGAGTTTTGACTGTACGGAATTAAAACTTGTACCAAGCAATCCTTTGACCTTTGCTCCATTGCATTGCAGAATCAATTGTCTTGCCTGTTTTACCATTTTCTGTAGTTGTTGTTCATTTGCATCTTGGTTATCTGCTTCAAAACAAATGGTGCCAATTCGTTTAATTGCATCTTTCTGTTCTGGTCTAAGATTCAACCCATCGATTGATGCTTCAAATAATTTTTTAAGCATATTATACCTTAAAGTTACACAACATAGTTTATAACTTTTAGGTTTCTGCTTCAATGGTGTTTAATATGACCATTGTTTCACTAAAATTGGTTTTAACACCAAAAATGCCGCTATTACCTTTATCATACAGGGCGAAATAGAATGAATATATGGTTTGGTTGTTTGGTTCTATTATATCGGATACAAAGGTTTTTAGTTTAGATGATGTATGATATGTAAAATACAATCTGTTATTCATCATGCCCCAATCAAACCATACTTCACCTTCAGGTATGACGGTTCCATCGGCAAGAGTGGTTTGGTCGTTACTAAGGTACTGGAAGATGGTATCTCCAGGTACATCTTCTGTAAATTGTATTGTCGCCTTAAATGTATATGGTGATTCTATTTCTCCTGATGAGTTATCGCCAAACCAATTAAGTATTTTATCCCAATTTACTGTATCTGAAACTGCATATCCACCTTCAACTTCCTGTCCGTTTCCTGGAGCCATTCCTGGTACGAACTTACGGGTATCATCATTTACGGCAACAAAATCACGTCCAAATCCACTTCGGTCAAATTCATATCCACTATCAAAATCAAAGTTAAATCTTAGTAAATCAAATGAAGGTACTTCGGTTGGACGTTCTATGTCATCAACAACTGTCTCCGCATATGTATATACGGGAAGTCCTTGTGCGTCATATTCTATCTTTACAAGTTCCTTATCGGCATGATAATCATATGTTGTGTATTTGTCTGCCAATAGTATTTGTTTTAATGTATTATCTGCCCAATATGAATTTCCATCATTATCAAGTTTGCGAACAAGAGTCGTTGCTAAGGTATGCAGTATTGAATAACCTTCTCTGGTTGTCGGACATATGGTTTCCCATAGTTTTTTCTTTTCGGCGATGATTTCATTTGGATACACAAGAAGTTGTTCCTTATGAATTAAATCTTCATCGAGTTGAAAGTTCATTTCTGCATATTTAATCATTTCTGGTCGTTCGTATGGTCTATGATATACACCGTATGCAGTCAATGAATATGTTACTTTGTATATTTGCATGTCCGCACTACTGTCATTAACTTCTTCATTAAGTTCGATATTATTTGAGCTAAGATGTATGACGACAGGTCTTGGAATTTCTGGTGCAAAATCCCATTCTTTAATTACGATTGTCCTATATTCATTAAAATATGGTTCTATATTTTCCTTAATTTGGAATATATCTGAAATATTGTCTGACATGAATTGTAGTTCGAAATTGAATGTATATGGTGTAGGCTGAATATCACGTATCCAGCTATCATTGGATTTTGAGAATATTTCTCGTGCATATGTTGGCTGTGGCCTATTTGTAGCATCCATGGAGTTGCTTACAAATCGAACTGACCCAATCGGATATGGCACGGTCAACTGCTTATATTGGGTTGATGACCAAAAATTAGTGAAATTTGCGTTATTATGAGTAATAATAGGGATTTGTACGCTTCTTGAATATGTTTTGCGTGACATATCGTCATATTTATTGACATACATATTGTTGAACATGTCAATAATTCCAATAAGTATTTTTTCAATAGTTCTGACGTAGTAAAACGGTCTCATAATAATACCTTTAATCAATTATAGTTTATAACGGGTGCAAAATATTTCAGTATTGTATTTATATAAACTTTGAATGATATGTATCTAAGATTACCATGACTGATGATATTTTTGTTGAAAGTTTGAATAGTTTAAATCTGAATACGACGCAACTTGAAGCTATTTGCTTGATTCATGATGCATTATATGAAGGCCGTGTTATTGATACTTTGAAAAAGGTTGGTAATTGGTATGCACCAAAACCAGGAAATCATCCTATAAGTAAATATCTTGGAACAGCCGCACTTATGACTACATTGGGAATGCACACACTTGGTGGTGCATCGAATAGCCAAGACGAACTAAATAATTACAATGCGGGTAATGATGAAACATATCTAAATGTAAATGATACCAATTCGTTAGAACCGACTTTATATGTTAACTATGATATTACAGATGATTCTGTTTCAGTAGATGATAGTGTTCATGATGATGAAAATGATACACAAGTTGATGCAGATAGCATCCATGTAAAGTTAAAGCAAATCATTACATCTCAATTGTCTGAAAAGAAGAAGAATGCATTAGAAAATGATAGCAACCGTATTTCAGATTATGTCGATAGCGTTATGAATGAAATTGAACAGACAGCAAGAATAACTGACAAGTATGGGTTAGGTGTTGGTGAACTGACTGCTTTATTTTTAGTTGAAAGCAACTTTAATGATAAGGCAAAATCAAAGACGAATTTTAAAGGAATAGCTCAATTAGGCGAACTTGCTATTGCTGATGCACGAACTCATGGGCCAAAATTCCAACTTAATACATCGTCAATGAGTAATCCATATGACTTGCATCAGGGTGTTAATCTTGGTGCTGCATATTTATTACGTATTATGCATACAAGTGACCGTAGTAATGAAGTGAATGTCAGTGGAAATGGAGCTGAAATAGATGATTATGATATAGGAAATATATTATTCTCTGTTGCTTCGTATAATGGTGGAATAGGTATTTTGTCTAAGGTTCATCCCGAAATCCATAAAGCATTCCACAATAAGAGTGTCCCAGCTATCTATAGAATGTGTATGAGTAATCCCAAGATGATGGCCCTTGCCCGTCAAGATAGCACAGTATTGGAACCAGTTGAATATCCTGGTAAATTCATAAAGGCGTTGGAACTAATATCTTCGTATGGAATTCCAACAAAGTATGGCAATGACAATGTTACTTACCAGAAGATTTCACCTCGAAAGAAAGATACATAATGGATATTGGCGTAATTTACAATAAGATAATAGATAGGGCAAAAGCAAGGGAATATGTTATCAATGAACTATGTGAAAAACATCATATAGTACCACGTTCTGCTGGCGGGAGCAATAAGAAAAGTAATCAAGTAGAATTGACATTAAAGGAGCATCATATATGTCATCTAATCTTGTTACGCATGGGAATTTGTAAAACATATTATTTTAAGCATTTATCCTCAAAAGAATATATTTTCCTTAAGAATACTGAAAAAATGAAATATGAATCCCATAAGCACAAAACGAAGTCCAGAAGAAACATTGTCCGTTGCGAAGAGGCTTCTATATAGATATGCACCAGATACTCAACTAATCCTTGGTTATGCCGAATTTGTTATGTGTGATTCGGTTCAGACGGTGGCATGTTCGGTTGAAAATAGTAGGGTTTTTATTAAATTAAATAGAACGTTTATTGATACAATATCTGAACAGGAATTGGCTGTAATCCTATATACGGAAGCTGTCAGATTGGTTCTTGGACATGTTAGTGGTCGTTTGTATAGCAATAAACAAGTATCTTTATATGCATCAGATTTACTTTGTTTTAGGATGGCGTTGCTCACGGATATTGGCGACATGAATCCTATATATGGTAAAATTCATAGACGTGTAACCGAAATGGAGGATACGGTTCGTGGATTGTATAGAAATGTTTATCATAAAGAATATGATTACAAGAATGTAAGTCTTGAAATTCTTTATAGATTATTGAACCAAAATGGTGGCAGTGCCGTCAATGGCGATGATGATGGAAACAGTAGTAATGATAATACGTCGGCATCATCTACTTACATCAATGATAATACTCGTGCTAGTGAATGGAACGAGGATAATGTGGTTACTCAGGAAGTAGCGGAAAGTGCTATGTCTGGAGGGAAAGAATGGGGAAGTGATGATATTAATGGTATGATGAAATGTTATAAAGGGGTATCTAAATCCATTAATATCGTGAAGATTGTTCGACAATTCCTAAATACTTCTATGGAATGTGGATATACGGAAAGTCGGTTTAAGCGAAATCGTAGGTTTGGATTGTTGTATCCAGGATATATTCGTGATTATAAGTCAAAAATACTTGTTGCTTTTGATGTCAGCAATTCCATGCGTGACGAAGATATGTATAATACAATCAATCTGATAACTAAACTTGGTAAAAAGATACAACTTGACTATTGTTATTGGAGTACTCGATGCAGTCAACCCGTTCCTTTAACGAAAAAGGATATTCATCGCCGTAATCTTACTTTTATGAAAGGTGGTGGTACTGACTGTGGATGTGTATTTAGAATGTTGGATAAATGTCGGACCCGATATGATTCTATTGTAATTGTTAGTGATATGGAATTTCATGATGATTTCAAACTTTCACCTAAATGCAAAGCACGAAAGATATTGTGGGTATCTACGCAAAAAGCCAATAAACCACCTCAAAAATATGCAAAATGTGCCATTAATATTGAAGACATTACATATTGATTTTTTAAAAGTGATATAAACTATTCATAGTTGAAAAGTATGGCTTAGCATGGCATTTGAAAAATTAGTAAAAGAAATTGACGTTTTGACATATAATGCAAGAAGTGTTTTAAATGCACTCAACAGGTCTGTTCTTAAATATGGCACGTCTAATGGTTATAGTGTCACTAGGGCTGGTGTAGAACTGGTGTTGGAAAGAGAAGATATTTATCTTCTATATAGATTCTACAATGAATGGGGTGTTACAAAATATGCAAAGGATTCATTCCAGACTGCTTTTGATAGTGTAGCAGAACATTTCATGTCAGCTGATGACGTAAAAATGGATAAATTATCTAATGCTTTGGTTAAACATTCTAAAATCATGTTCATGACTAAAGATAATAAGAATGATAGTGAAGACGAATGGATTAATCGTATAATCGATTATGTTGATAAACATGTGCTTGTTAATTCATCCCCTATTCCAGTAAATTTGAGGACTCCCGTTTTCGATGAAAACATGGCGACAACAAAGTACAATCAATTTGAAACATATTTGTTGCCAATCGGTTATTACATGCAGGCTATTCTTGGTTATTCTGGAGATAATGAAGACCATTCTGCTGGCGGTAAAACATGGACATTTAATGTTGATAGAAAGTTTACTGTAAAATGCCCTACTATTGAATTGGGTGGTGACAATGGTTCAGAGCGTTATACCTATAGAATAAGTTCGGCATATGGTTCTTCTATTTATACTTCTTACAGTCTTGTTTATGGGTATAATACAAAAGTTAATGCTGACACAAGTACCGCAGGTGGTAGAAATTCATTCGTTATAGGTGGGCGGTCGGCACATAATATTAGTGATTGCTCTATGATTCAGGGTAGTTACAGTGGTATTTACGCTGGTATCAATAATCAGATTTATGCATATAACGGTGCTATTGCTGGCGGTGAAGATTTGGTTATCACGGGTACACATGGCTTTGCGGCGAACCGTTTGAATACCGTAGGCTTCTATGGAATGGTATATGATATACCCGACCTGTCTACTGTTGATAATAGTTGTGAAGTTGTTGTTAATGTGTGTGATGCCGCTACAAATGCTATTAAAGTGACCCATAATCCACGTAATGTTGTAAGATTGTATGTTGAAAAGAATAGGTCTTATCCTATTCAGTATAATGTATTTAATCCTGGTGACAAGGTACTTATCTATAACCAAACTAAGAATGGAAAGAATTATTTAAATTGGAATGGTATTGAGTGTAAATCACAGGTTGCTACTATTAGTTCAATTTCATATCATAATACAAATGACGGTGGATATGTTGACATTTTCCTTGAACAGAATGTTGATTATTCTCAATATGGATTTGATGGTGGTCGAATTGCACCATACGCTTCTAAGGCTCACCCTTCAAATTATTATGGTACTAATTCTACTGCCCTTAACTATATGACAACTGCGGCTGGATACAACCAGACTGTAGTTGGTATTGCAAATATTCCTTATACAAGTCCTAGATTTATAGTTGGCTGTGGTTATATTCCAGCAGGAAATGCCTTGGCATGTCGATATATTGATGGTGGATATGTTGCTTCTACTGTATATCGTGAAAATAACTTTATGGTTGCGGATGATTTCATCTATGCTGGGCTTGGAAGTTATATTGGATTTGGTATCTCCAGGAATAGTTCACGACGTAGAGAATTTGGTCGTTGGGTTGACACTACCGACTTGAAAAATCAACCAGAAATTCATCTGGAAGTTACTGAAGGGGCAGTTGAACCAGCGTTCAATGAATCCTATGAACAGAATCCAGATACAACTGATTATAACTGTTATCATACAAACCATATTGGTCTATCTGCAACAAAGATGAGTATGGGTAGATATAGTGACAGAAATGAGAAGGATAACATCATTGCTGCTGTCAATTTCTATGACAAGGATTGGTTTAATGACCATAAAGATGTCAATAATATGAATCAGCCTAGAAACACAGCACTTGAACTTATTGCACAGAATGGTGTTCGTGAATTAAAGACCAATATGAATATTACTAATGGCTTTGTAACTGATGATGGTTATATTTGTACATATCGTTATGCAACAGAAGGAAGTTATGGTGTATGGCTGGATAACCCAGTTTCATCGTCATTGTATAGCAATAGTGAATACATTGCTGTAAGTGCCGCTAACACTTTGTCATTATATTCTGCAAATTGTGTTAAGTTGACATCCAAATCAACCCTTAGTTTTATGGGTAAATATCTATATATCGATAAGAATACTGAAACAATTGGAACCCTTGCTCTTACTGGTGATGCGAAATCTCATTCACATTGGTTTGATGGTGACGTTGCCCGTTCATTATATGGTGGTTTCTTGCTTGTTACAAAAGGAAAGGTACAAGCAATGGCTGCAAAATATATTCTTCCTAACTATCATTCATGTTGTTGGGGTTTGGATGAATTTGTTGATGGTGACCCGACCTCAGCCCATATATTCTCTTCAGTAGGTGGGGCTAACAATATAACTGATTATGATAATGGATGTAATGAGGAATCGACAAAACTTGTACTTCCTGGTCCATCATATACAAACCATATTCATCCATTCCTTATTAGATATAAGAAGCAACTTACTGATGCTCAAGGAAAGGTTACGACTAAAGAAATTATGCAGGTTGACAAGCTTGCGTTCTTGGAAGATATTTCCAATAGAACAGTTTACTATGCATATAACAATGAAGAACTTAGTAAGTTTGTTAAGGTTTGTACAATAACACTTTCAGCACTTACCGAATATGCATCGGCTCATATTATACTCGATTTTAACTGGTTTGCAACTACAGAAAACTATAAGTTTAATAGTTCTAGGTTGTCAATTGGTTTCCGTGGAGACTGGAATAGTCCTAATCATGATGAATGGGGTAATAATAACAAGAAACCACCTCAACATTGTAGTGCAGCATGTAATGTTAGTGTGATTAGAACTGGTGGTAGTGATGAGGCTTTCCCGATTTTCCTCGTGGAAGACCAAAAGGCATCGGCTACATACAATGACGCTAATCAAAATATATCAGCTACTAATGCACAGTATTCAATTTATGCATGGATTCCTGCATGTAGCCATGGATTTAGTGTAAAGCTTGTTGATGCTCCTGATTCTAGTGGTCGTGGTGTTTATGAAGATTGTTTCAGTTTTATGAATTCTGTTCCTAATCTGTATTCTAAATATTACAATACCAGTACTGTTATAGCTGCGAAGGATGTTTCTGTGTCTAGTTTTAACAGCGGAACATTCTCATTTGATAATGGTGCAGGATTCGCAATTACGGCTAAAGATAACAGAATATATGAAGGTCACGTATATCATAGTTCTTTCAGTTATAGTGATAGGGCACGACATAACTTTAGTTTGAATGGAAACTGGGACAGTTCTTCTGGCGACTCTTATACATTCTGCCAGAAAGAATTTGAAACTACGGCTAATTATACTGCATATTAATACGAGAGGATTATATGAATAATACATTTATCGATGCATTTCCGTTAGAATCGCTTGGTAGTGATATTGCTCGTAATAATTATAATTATGAAGCAATTTTCAATGGGTTGATTGAATGGAATTCAAGTAAAAATGATACTGTAACTGTCAGACTAACTAAAAATACCTATCCATATTTCCATGATTATACATTTCCTACGAAGAATGCTGGTGTATCTAGTTTAGGAAAGGATAGTGTTACTCCCGTTGCATCTAATGCATTTGCGTATGACGCAGAATTTCCTATTGTTGCGTCAGCTTCGCCAGATGATAGGGATTCTGATAAAGTAACGCTTAGAATTAATGTTGCGAATAGTGGTCGTACTGCATGGAAACCGTACATGGATGCTTATATTAACGTGGCTAATCCAGATTCAACTGATTACATTAAGGGGTCTATTATTCGTCGTAATAATGGCGGTGATGACCTTGGATTGTGGCTTGTCGTTAATCAGGATTATAGTAATCCTAAAACCATCGACCAGCTTGTTGCCGCTGATTGGATTAAACCATTAATTGTTGATTTCGAAGCTAACATGATGTTGTATAACGGTATGTTTGTTGTGTATAATAATGAACTCTTTATATGCCGTTGCGAAAGTAGTTTTAATGTTGGTGTTGTTCCACCATCCAAATCTAGTGCTGAATATACTTTTATGGGAAACGTTTGGACCTCCAACGGTAGTTATAACAAAGGTGATTATGTAGCACATAAGGATGAGGATGGTATATATCATTTGTTCATAAATCTTATCACTGACGAAATAAATAGCTCTAACCCTGATTCATATCTTGGTTATTGGTCTTCAGCTGACGGCGAAGCATATTACACTGAAAATACTGACGCAGATAAACGCTGGCAAGAAGCTGTATTGCTTCCTATATATGGAGTTAGTGCAATTAATAAATCGAAAGTAATACGCTTTACTCCATCAACGGATATTAGCGGTGTTGTATTAAGAAATGTAGGACAAGATTATGCTGAACTGAGTACATCAATTGGAATTATTGGAAATATACAATATCGAAAACCTGAATCTATATATAATAAAAAAGTTGGTATATTTGAAAGCAGTAATTATGCAATGTATCCTTTAAACCAAAATGGTGTTTGGACTGAAGGTAGGAATATCGAAACTAATAGTGATTTTGGTTTAAACAAACGTCAAGGCTATAGTGCAAGCATGATATTTGACCACGGTCGTTCTGATATATCAACAATTAACTACGTTAATTATGACGGCCCAGATTTAGACCAGGGATTATGCATCTATCTAACTACAGAAAGTGATACTACAGATGGCGTATCTAAGCCTGAAGATGGATATACATTTGAGTTCTTCTTTAGAATTTGGCCTAATACGAATCTTAACAATGCTGTTACCGCAGACCATATAATCAATAAATCGCAAATTTATGTATATTCTGCAAAGAATATCGATGAGATTAAATCAGATGGTTGTTCTACTCCGATTGCTAAATTTTCTATGGCAAGATTAACGAATTTCTATGTATTTGATGAAAATATTGGTATTGCCAACAGACCAGTAATGTATCGTGCAACATTTGTATATTCTGCTACAGATGAAGAATGGAAATTATTCGATTACTATCAATTGCCTGACCATGTATTTGTTGGTCCGATTGGTTTTATTGACCCGACTAATTCTGGTGTAACTGATATAAATGGTGAATCTGGTAATGAATTTGCTGGATTGGAAACAGCGGGTTTCCCAATGTTTGCTGACCCATTTGATAGAGGTATGTTAAAATAAGCGTAATTCGATAATAAAAATATATATTACAATATAGGAAGTATAAATATACTTCCTTTTTAATTAAGATTTTCATCAGAATTGTACTTATGTACGGAGATAATATGCACGAACGTTCTGAAATAAATAAATTTTTACGTACTTACAAATCATCAGGAAGCTTAATTCAGACAGCTAGAGATTTTGCGGAATATGCACATGACGGTCAGTTGGATAAAGCAGGTAACCCATTTATTACTCATGTAGAACGAGTTGTAGATAGTATTAAAGATGAACATAATAATGAAAATTTAGTTATTATTGCTTATCTACATGATATTATCGATGATGGTGGGTTTAGTCTTAGTGATTTGCGTATGTTCTTTCCTGATAATATTTGGAGTGCGGTGTACCATTTATCGCATAATAAAACTCTAGGCCGTGAAGATTATTTTAATCAAATTATAGAAAATCATGATGCCATTATAGTTAAAATTGCGGATATTAATGATAATTTGATGATGATTAGAAAGTCCAATATAAGCGATAAAGATTACCAAAAAATAATAAAATGTAATCGTGAAATTGCGTATTTGAATTCTAGACTATAATAAAAAGCATCACTTATGTGATGCTTTTCGTTTAAATGTCGTCATCAACCGTAACTTCGTCTTCATCTTTCTCTTTGGTGTCGGTGAATGTATCGGGTTCACTTTCAGATGATTCATGTTCCTCAGAGGTGGTGGATTCATTTTCCTCAGAGGTAGTGAATTCATTGTCGGGTGGTGCTGCTTCATTAGTAGACGCATCGTCCATAAATAAATCACCAAATATATTATCGTCATCAGCCGATTCTGAAGGATTACTACCATATGCTAATGGATTCTGTTCTGGTATTATAGTTGCATCTGGAATCTCATCCTCAGGTGTTTTTGTGTAGATTTGTGTTCCTTCCTTTTGATTTGGATTTATTCCAACATCATCATGCACTTTCTGTAGTAATGCTTGAACACCTTTTGTAGTTTCTTGGACATCATCTAAACCAGAATCGTCATTATCAACATATTCTTCACTTTCATATAAAGAACGATGGTAACATTTATTTATTGCCTCAAATAGTACTGGGTCAGTTTCTTTGAGAAAACGCATTTGTTGTTTTAATGATAATGACATTTTTACCTCAATTAATTATTGGAAACAGTATTTTCGCCAGCAGATGTTGAATTCAATGCTGTCTGGATACCTTTCTGTGCATCCTGGATTTTGTTGTCTAATTCTTCTTTCTGTTCTGTGTTTTTTTGGATTTCTTGATATCTACTTACAATATCATTTACCATTTTATCATTCAATCCATCAACCTTTCCATGGAAATCTAAATCGGTGTTCTTTTGATTAGTTGATGATGTATTTTGATTGTTAGACATGTCTGATTCGATAAATATATCATCCTGTGATGACCATAGGTCATACAACTGAGCAACTGCACATGCAAAATTTCCGTCATCCACGTTTTCATACACAAAATTAATAAAAGACATATATCCTCTGTAATTGCCTCTATGTATAGTTTATATTATCACAAAAATTAGGAAAGCATTATAAACTATACATGATTATATGAGAAATCCAATGGCTAATATTGATAAAATTAAAGACTATGTAAGTAATAAACGAATACCAATTACTGGAGATGCATCAGGAAGTTTTACAATAAGTCCAATTGGATTTCCTTACACCAATAGAAGTGGATATGGCCTTGATGGTGGAACAATACCAACCTTATTCAAACCTACCATTACATCCTCGTCAGCATCAACCACTGGGCTTCTATATAAGCATAAAGCTCAGATGAAATTTTTACGATATGATGACGATGATAATATGCTTGACGTTGAAGGTACTTTGTATCCATATCCAGCATATCCAGGCGATGCATATAAATTGGTAACAGATAACTGTGAATTTGTTGATAACACTCATATTTATACAATTAGCATTAATGCGGTTGATAATAGTTCTCAATATAATTCATTGTGCAAGCATTATACTTTGCAACGTAGTGGAAATGATTATGTTGTAATTTGTTCAGATGGCAAAATGATTTTACCCGATGAAGGTTTATCTATTAAATTTTCCTATATACCAGAAGATAATGACATTATTGCTGTATGTTCACAGAGCAATCCAGATGAAAATGGAATCTATAAGATTTATATTGAAGAAAAAATTGATGGAAATGAATTTAAATGGATTAGAAAAGGCAGTTTGCCCATCGAAGGTTATAATGATGGAGTCCAGTTTAATGGCACTGAAAATGATAACGTTGAAGGCGTTTATGATGACCCAGGATTAAATCATTATAGAATTGGAAAGAGTAGTGCTGAAGTTGCTAGTTACTTGAAACAAACAATGGATGAAGCCAATCGATGTGGTAGGTTTTATGGAGAAAAATATCCAAGCAATACACATGGTCTTCTAGTTAAATGGTTTTTAAGTAATGGTTCTATTGACATCAGTGCCCGAAATAAATCGGTTGTTATTGATGGATTTGGTGTTGTTGATAGTAATGCTGAACTAGGTGGATGTTTAATTGATAATGTTGACAAAGAGGCTATTGCAAATCGTGAATTATTATCAGGAAAAACAACTAACTGGATAATGTCTGCGTCTACAAATAAAGTTGATGCCGAATCAGCATGTGACTGGCCTTATCAAGATAAAAGCGATTGTTTTCATAATAACATTACACTGAATTATAGTGAAATTGCTGAATATGGAAATAAACATAATATTGTGATAAAAACTGACCTGTCTGAATATAATGATAAGATTGGGCCACAAAAAACATTTATACATTTGTCTACTCCATTGGATATTCCTGATGGCACTCAATATGATTTTAATATTTCGATGCCAATTACGAATTTGCCAGAAGAATCTTCTACACTCAATGCGGAACGTCTGTCTGGATATTATTCATATGTTACTCAGCCTCGTGCATATCTAGTAACAGGATTACAAAAAACACTGGAAAGCTGTACTATTGATGCTGATACATTAAGCGTAACAAGTACTTCATTCAATTTTTTGACAAAAAGGACATTTGAGAATCCTAATATTACAAGCATTGCATTTTCATTGTATAATAGGGAACAATGTGATAAAAAGTTTGATTATATTGGAACAGTTACAACATTGAGTTCTAATGCAAGTTTCTATAGTGATAGTGATGGCAATGTACATCGTGATATTTTGGTTGTTGACAATACTGTACATATGTGCGTAGGCGATAGGGTTGCTATTGAATATCCTGATATCATTTTTAATGATGACAATCCAACAGGAACTACAGGAACTTCACGTAAATATGTGACTATTAGCAAGGTGAAGAATAATTCTACTACATCACAGTATGAACTTACATTACCATATAATTTGGACCCAGCATCCGATACTGGAATTGTTGTGTATAGAACTAAAGTAAGTGCAACAGGAACATTTCCTTATGATATCAAGTCTCGTGTATGGGGGTTGAAATCTAAATATAATACTTGTGTTACAAATATTCGTTATTTGGATAATTCAACGGCTCATTATGAAGGGTTAACCGAACGTGATAATGATAGTATATTTGGTAGCGACCCAGAATCCGATGATATTACGACAAGTATTTCCGCATATAACCAGAATTTTAGAATTGATGCAACAGAGACTGGTAAATTTAATGATAAGGAATCTGTTATTGCGGCAATATATCCTACTGCAACAAATACGTTCCCTTGGCGTTTAAATAATAGAAGGCGTATACGTCATCTTGGTTTGAGCAATAGTGCGTCTATCGATTATAATACATCTAATGATTCGTTACTTGTTGGCACATATTCTAATAATAAGCAAATCTACCAATACATGCTTAACGCTAACAATGTTGGTGGGACATCAATCGCATCAAATCCTATTAACTATACAAGAACTGATATCGGCAATAGTTTGATTGGTTCTATTTTGCGAGTAGCACTTCCTAGTGATATTGATGCTGATGTTGATTCTACTTATGACTTGGATACATTTAGTGTGGTTAATCAAGCAACAAAGGCGTTCCAAAATCTTGTGCATGATATGAAGATTAGTCGTATTGGATATAAATTTAATGCAAGCCAATACTTGGATAATACTACGATGATTGAATGGTTTTATCCAGATGCACATAGTGATGAATCGTATACCCCATCTAATCTTATCGCAAGCAGTGAAATGGGAATCATTCCTGAAGTTTCTGAATTTAATCAAAAAATGTCAGAATGGTGTGACAAACTTATACATATTCCAAACTATACATTGGGTGTATATCCAGGTGATTCTGGTGAACGAAATTACGAATATGCAAATTGGAATACATTTACAACACCTGATATGCAGATGTTTTATAATAGTAATATTGATAGTGTACTAACTGGAGAAATAGATGATGTCCAATATCCAGCCAACCCTATATATGCTAAATCCAAAACACAGGGTGGTACTACATCTAAAACTAATGAAACCTTTATTCCAATTTCAATTGCTGGGGAAGAAAATTCAACTCCAATTATATACCCATCATTGAACAGTGTTTTGAAAATATTTATCAATGACTGGTACAATGAAGATGCTAAGAACAGAGTTAGTTCATACATTAACGGGTTCATGAGAAACAATTGTGTTAAATATGGTTTGCGAAATTTGATGTATCTTCAGAATACTGACTCTGAATTCAATTCATTTAAGGATGAATGTTTGTATCCTATGTCAAAGGTATTCTCTGTTGATGGTCTTGCTTTCCCTGATTACGCAATGTCAAGTGTATCTTCATTGACCTTAACTGATGATGCAATAAAGAAACAGATTATGGCATATCCAGAAGTATATGTCTTTAGTCAAGATGTTTCCTCTGATTACGCATCTGTTAGTGATGGTCCTATTATATCGTTGTATAGAGATTATGATTCGCTAAATGAATATGTTAAAACTCTATTAAGTATGTATGCACAAGGAATGCCTTTCCATTTGTATGATTCTCATCGTATTATGTTGCCGTATAATGGTAACGGTGAGTCTATTACACTTGGTACGGAAGCATATAATCATGAAATCACATTATATAAGCGTCAGCTTGAAAATGTGAATGATGGTGAAATGAGTGCGTATGTAAAACAGGCAATGCAATTGCATATCAATGCAGACATGGCAAGATGTTTCTATTCAGCGTTGGATTCAAATACCATGAACATGGTAGATACTAACATGACGTACCAAACTATTGACGCTGCTGACTTGCTTACGGTCCCTTGGGAAGATTTATCAAGTTCAGCATCATTATCTGCTCCTATGCAATCTGCGTCTGTTAATTATTTGAGCAGTAGATTTGGTTCGTCGTTCACACGAATACATGTTAGTGTAATCTTTTCAGCATCTTTAGGCAAATGGATTATCAAGGATTATTATCAATTGCCTACTAATTATCTGACCCCTGCGTATGGTGCGAAGACTCTTGGTGCTATGGAAAAATCATATCTTGAAAGTGGATTTGATGTAAGACGTGCTGAATATAGAGTGGCAAAATCGAATGGCATGGATGGAAATAAGTTTAGTCCTTCCAAGTATGCAAATGCATGCCCAGAGCAATATTTATGGAAGGTTCAGTGCGGTACATCGACAAATTATAAAGATGGTATGCGTACATTGTATTCAGAGCAAAAGCCTCTTGATATAAATCCAGGCTGTGTTCCATTCTTACTTGAAACATTCCCGTATAACGATACTGGTCATATTATTGCTGAGAATGATATTAAGTTCAAGAATTTATATGACTATATTCAAATACCAATGGATGCTGACGGAAATCAAATTGGAGAAATGAAACCATTAGTTAATTTCTGGTCACTGAAGTGGAATGTTCGTCCAGCACGTAGTTCGATTCCTGGTTCACACATACCATCTCTTGAATCACGTAATGCTAACGGTGCAAATATTTCAACACCAACATTGGGTATGTTTGAGGATATTTCTCTTGATATTAATATACCTGATTACAAATAACGTATAGTTCATCAATATCAATAAATTTACACTTTATAACAATTAAAATAAGCGTAATTGAATTTTGATAATATATTTTTCCAGTTAAAGTAAAACCTTTAACTGGATTTTTATATGGCAGTAACTGAAACCCAAAGCACAACAGAATCAATATGTGCAAAATATAATTGGAATCGTCAGCAAATTTTAGATAATGCTCTAAATGAAATCAAAACACACAAATTAAAAATTTCCAAAGACACGTTCAGAAAGAGAGTAGACCGCTGCCTTGAAAAGTATGATGGTGATATTATTGATGAATGTAATGATGTTCAGGATAATGCTCTTGATAGAATTTCTCGTTATGAAGATGAAAACGTCTATTTGAGAAAGCAGTTATCTCAGATAAAATCCGAAAATAACAAACTTCGCATGAAATCTTATATTGCAACTGAGATTGCTGGCCTGTTGAAGGAAGAAATTGCAACAATCGATTTTGATAAATTCCATATAAATATCAAGAAGGCCCTAACTGGTGAGAATCACCTTGTCATGCCGATAACTGACGTACATTATGGTGAAATCATTGACCCGTATGCTATTAATGAGAAAAACTCATATAATACGGATATTTCAAAACGTCGTCATATTGAATTGTTTAAAGAAGCTGTTTCTATGGCTCAGCTGAATAATTGTTCTACACTTGATATTCCTGTTCTAGGTGATATATTCTCAGGAAATATTCATGATGAATTAAAGGAAACAAACGAAGCTCCTATTACTAAGCTTATCGTGGATTACTATAAATTTATTTGTGGTGCTATTATTTCGTTGAAGAATGTGTTTAAAGAAATCAATTTGCATTGCGTTGTCGGAAATCATTCTAGAATCAATCCTAAATGGCAATCCAAAAATAAGTCATATGATAATTATGAATACATTCTGTATTCTTTCTTGAAGGATAAGTTTGATTCCGTTGATGGCATTAATGTCATTGTGTCAGATTCTACTGTGCTGTTTGCAAATATCGGTGGCATGACATGGAAACTTGAACATGGTGATGCATATCGTGGTGGCAGTGCTTTCGTATCTCCTTGGGGAACTGTTTCCAGAGATAATTTTAAGGACTATATGATTTATTCTGAGCTTGATAAGAAGCCTGATGCGGTTCTTATGGGTCACTGGCATAGTGCAGGCTGGCTACCTATGCAAGGCAATAACATTCCTATCATTGAAGCTCCTTCCCTGGTTGGTCCAGGTGAATATAGTATGCTTAATCTTCACTCTGCATATAACGCCGCTGGATTGTTGGTTGTTGTCTCTGATGGTGATATTTATTCACAGCGTATTGTAAAACTTAATCACATTAGATAATATGGCTACATTTAAACAAATTGAAAAACAAATTAAACGCATGTCTCCTTTGAGTTCATGCGTTCTTATTGGTCAACCAGGTGTAGGTAAAACTGAATTTATTATCGATTTGGCTAATAAGTTGGGCCTGATTCTAGTTAAAGTACGATGTGCTGAATCTGGAGATACGGGCGATTTCACTGGTTTATTATATGAAGTGAATGGTGTTCATTATCATACTAAACCCAACTGGATGGCATTTGACAAACCTGTATTATTGTTTCTTGATGAAATTAATCGTGCTAAAAAGGATGTTATTAATGCAATCATGCAGTTATGCACGGAAGAACAGGAATTCAATGGAAATAAATTGCCTTCTGGGTCTCGTGTAATCGCTGCCATGAATTCTGCTAAATTTGCAAGTAATGATGTTGACGAGGTTAACCGTGCGTTATTCAGTCGTTTCGCTCGTATACATGTAGATGTTAGCAAAAGTGAGTTTTTACTTTGGGGTAGCTTGCACGGAGTGCATAAGGATGTTCTTGATTACATTGAAGATTCTCCTATTGAGCATTTGTTTAATATGGGCGATGTTGAGGACTTTGAAGATGAGGCTACGGTCAATCCTCGTTCATGGACGCATTTCTCTAGAACTTACACAAACGGTTGTATGAATGGGGATTATGAGGAGGAGCCAGAATGCATAAAATCTGATGCAGCGTCTCATTTAGGTCCAGCGGAAGCATTGCGATTTTATAGTTGGCTTACCACAAAGAAACAATTCAACTCCCATGACTATTTACTTGAAACAAGTAAAGTTCGTGTAGTAGCTAAGGCCAACCAAGTATCTACTTTGCTTGATACATATAAGTCTATTATATGCGATAGTATAATGGGTTCGGTTATTTCATTGCTAGGGAATCCTAAATATGATGCCAATGCTAGAACGGTAATTGGAAACTTGTACACATTGCTTGATAGATTGCCTGTCGAACATGCGGGGAGAATGTATACTAAATATATTGAACCGCACATAAAGGCTGATGTCAAACCTGACTGGATTATTAAACTTGCTCATACTGATGAAAATATTTGGTCTAAAATCAAAACTATTATTCAAGGCAAAAAGAAGGGCTAATCTATGTTAATAACTATTCTATCTTATTGTGCAACTCTGGGTGCTGGCATTAGTATTGGATATCTAATTGCGACACGTAATGAGCATAAGAGTGAAATCAATCCTGATGTAAATGATGTTTTACAGTCTAAATTAGAGGAAAATGATGATATTGTAGTTATACATAAAAATCTAGTTACAAAATCTAGTAGTGATTATGAACATAATAAATGGGTAATTGAAGGAAAGTTGTATTGTGATGAATAGAAATGTAATACTTGCTGTTGATTTCGATGGAACGATTGCTCTTGGCGATTCTTTCCCTAATTCATCGAATGCAGTTCCCAATACAGTCTTATTGGACTGTTTGCGTGAATTACATGAGTTAGGTTGTAAGATTGTGCTGTGGACTTGTCGTGAGGATTATGGTGGACGTGATTATCCAGACCATCCTTATCTAACCGATGCTGTAAATTTTTGCTTACAGCACAATGTTCCAATTGATTCTGTAAATAAAAATATTGGTGAAAATGATGGCGAATATGGTACGCAATATGGAAGAAAAATTCGTGCCGATGTGTATATAGATGACAAAACCTTTTTAGGGGAACCTAATTGGGAAGGTTTTGTTATTAAATTAAAGAAATATGTATTAAACCTATTGACAAATAGTGGAAATAATACTATATTGAAATCTGTACGTGGGTAACGTATTAATCAAAGGATAAAACATGAAGCAAACTTTTACTGGTAGTCTCACAAAGTGTGAAGCAAAAATGAAGGACAATGTTCCTTACGTTAAACTTTCAATTAAGGCCAAGGAATTTGGTGCAACAAAGGCAATGCTGTCTCCGTTCCAGGAAGCTGATGATGGCCTTGAAGGTGCGTATAATTTCGTTAAGTCCACTGGACATGGAACCTCTAAGTACCCGTTGGTTGACGTTCTGCCTTTGCATGTCACTTTCGATGTGATGTCATTTGAAGCTGACCTTGTTTCCATTAGTATTAAAAAGAAGGTTGATAAGGAAGGTGGAGAATGTGTTGAATATTCGTTCGAACTGGAAACTGACCCGACTGAAGATACTACTAAACTGTGGTCGTCTTATCTCAATATTAAGGATGTTGAAGATGATGCACCTGCTGATGAAACAGTTGATGGTATTCAGGCTGTAGATGCTTACTATCAGGAGATTCTTGACAATGCCGATGGAAAGGCTAAAAAGAAAAAGAAGAAGTCTTCACTGATTGCATATGACATTGTGTTTGAATCTGACACCGAAGATGGTACATTGTTTGACTCTTCTGCTGAAACCGAAGAACCGTAGTCGTATTAGTGTTGGCTCATATAAAAAGACCACCGTTTGGTGGTCTTTTTTGCATTAACGGATTTAAATTCGTGCATTTGTCGCAAAGAGTCCACGCATGTTTTCTTCAGTTAGTACTAACCAGTTCATATGGTTATTTACGCACCATTCTTTAGCCGCAGACCATTTAGCTTGGTTGACCATAACTTCCTGTAACTGCATTTGGTAACGCATTATTTTCTTCATATATGAACGTTTTTGTTTTGCCGTGGCATCTTGTTTTAACGGAGGAGGTTCCTTTGGCATAACTGAAAATTTCTGGGGTTTAATTTCTATGAGATAGCGTTGTTTTTCTCCGTTCGCATAGTTACATTCACAGTATATGTCTGGTTTATATATACTCATTTTATTAAACTTTGGTGACCTATAATATATGCTGAATGGTTCATATGCCCATTTGGTAATAAATGGATTAACATCCATTGCTAAGAATATTCTTTCTTCCCATGATGACTTACAGATTGGTGGTGCAACCTTTTCCATATACTTTTCTGGATTCTTTAAAGTATATCTTCTATGTAATGTTTTTGCTCCATATATCATGCGTATTCCCCCAGAATTTTTGCAATTTCAGCTTCATTGTAATCATTTGTAAGCGAATATGTCACTTCGACATCCGATGGATATATATCAAGAGGCTGTCTTGCACTCGAACCAGACTTAAATGGTTTGAATGTAGCGTTGAAATTAACTGGATATTTCTTTTTGCTACTTGCGTCAAGTATTTTTGTCAATTCGGCAACTGTGTCATCAGTCATTTCATAGTCAGCAAGTAATCGTAATAACTGATAGAACTTCTCGGTAAAATATGGACTTACTGTCTGTTCGATTAAATTCTTTGACATTCTGATACAAAGTTTTTCTTCATTTTCCGTAATTTTCTTATCGCCCGTGTTGACTTCATTTTCTCTATCAGGACCAGTTCTGAACATTATTGCTTCTTGAACAGGTGTTCTTTCTGCAACTTTATTTACTTTTTTCTTTCTCTTATGCTGTTTGTATGCGTCATTTACATTAGTTGCCTCTAGTACAGACAGGATAGAATCAAATTGATTCTTTGGATTGTCTTGGTATATTGCTCTTAGTTCAGTATCTGTAAATGATTCATATCCTAACTTTGTTGCAATGCACATTGTATATAAGTCGGACATCAATGCACCTTTCCAAAATTTATCATCCAATCTCAAAGATTCGTTAATTTCTTTTATTTTTTGTGCAATGTCTCTAGCTAATGATGGGCAGAAATTGTTAAAACACCTTGTCCATCCCTTAAATGTATTAATCATGTCTATAATTGACATTCCATAGAATTGCTTGTTGTTTTTGTATTCAATCGTATATACAAAGAAGCATTCCATATTTCCTAAGGCTTTTATAAAGGCAGTTACATCAAATTTTTGGGTAAGAAGGTCTGCATATGCTTTAATCAATGCTCTCAATGGCTTCATAATCATATCGAAAGTGAATTTAATAGCTTTCTTTATGCTCGTATATAGTTTCATTAAGCTATCATATACAAGGTCTGTCATAGAACCTGATATTGATACGGCTCCACCGAAGGAGAATGATAACCCTGGAAGTTTTGATTTCAGACAGGCAAGAACCATTTCTGGATTTTCAGAAATATCATTTCCTTCATCATCTTCTGTACATCCTGTCATGTGTGCAACAGCCTTGCAGAAACAAGGGCAATCATACATGACATTTTCTAATTGGGGCCATTTAATATCTATTGATGCACCAACGCTAATATCTGCACTCAAATTAATATTTGCCTTCAGACTATCGAGAATATCTAAAATGCAATCTAGAACGGCATCCGTGAATGCATTCATTGATGCTTCAAGTTTTGCTACTGCGGCATCTATTTTAGCGAACACGACAAATGCCGCTTTTGTTGCAATATCGATTATTCCTTGTATCCATGCAATCCATGTACTCAACAACTTGCAGAATCTATCATTAAAATTGAGGTCTGGAATATCTAGCATTAAGTCAAAGGTATTGAATGACGAGACGCTTTTCTGTATATTTGCAAGCATAGCTGATGCTGCATATACATTAATGCCCATTTTATCTTTGCACCAATCAAAGACTATTTTTGTGCAATTTGTTTGATTTAACTTATTTGACATGTCATATATGGACATAGATGCTTTGTCGATAGCTTCCGTAAAACTATTCAATAAAGTTGTATCCTGTGCTTGGACACTTGCGTTTGTACGTTCACTCATCACATCTGTTATACATTTTGCCATATAAACACCATCATTATCACTGATAGTTTATATCTGTAGATTTCGTGTATGATTATAAACTATGAATGAAACTATTGGTGTTCTCTATGGCGAATAACACCCAAAATACAACAAGCAGTACCTTACCTAATGAAAATAAGGTTACAATTGACGGATTTACTGAAAAAGGAAGTAAAACACTTGCCGATATGTTATCTAGTTCCGTCGAAGAGATTGTGTCTTCACGTATTGAGGAACATAATGAAAATACTACGAATGCGATAAAGGATGCGTTAACTAATTCCGCAACAAATATGTCGAATTCGTTGAAAGGTGCATTAAATGATGTAAATGGTGCTGAATTGGCTGAAAGTATATATTCATCAATGAATAATGCGTTATTGGATAGTGGGATTGTTGGTAGTTTGAATCTATTGGTTGAACAGGGAAATAAAGTAATTGAATCAAATAATGCCACACAAAAGAATGTGTTGGATAAAATGTATGCAACCCCTGAAGACAGATATAATGCCATACAGCAAACGGTATCCCAACAGTTAGCTGAATCTAGCCCTGTCAATGGAAAAGAAGTTAGTGACTTTATGTCAAAACAGAATGAATTGGCAGAGTTGGAAACTCGTGTATTGACTGAATATATAAAAGATGTAGATGAAAAAGATGACTCTAATGAAAAAGACATCGATACTTCCTTACCCAAAGAAGTGGAAACACCAAAAGAAGTTGTTGTACAGCATGAACCAATTGAAACTAAAGTTACAGTTGAAAATATTTCAGATGCAGAAAAATCTGAAGAAAAGGAAGTTGACCGTCCAGACAATATATCTCTTATAAAAGACCTGATTGCGGATGGAGTTTCAGCTATTCATGATATAGTTGATAATAAAAAGGAATTGGAACCTAATCAACCAATCAAACAGGTTGTTATACATGAAACAATTCAGCCTAAGATTGAGTCTCTTAAAGCTGAACCTGTTCAGCAAGAAAAAATTAAGGATGTAGATAAAGAAGATAATGATAGTAAATCTGAAACTGCCATTTCTGAAATCAAATCTACTGAAAAAGATGAATCAGAACAACCCCCAGCAGAAATTAAGTCAGTTGACAATATAGATACGGATAAGTTTGAAAAACTTACTGGAATGTTTACTGACCTCATGATGGGGTTAAAAAATACTGATTTGATAATAAATGATAAAAAGGATGTTGAACATATCGAACCACATGAGACTCAGGAAAAATTTACAGATGTTGCAAATATGCATTCACCTGTTGATAATGACCGTATAATTAAATTGGATGAAAATAATGTTACGGTGAATCTTCCTGAAATAAAACCTGAAATTGTGGAAGTTCATAGCGATAAGTTAACATTGGCAGAAAAACAAGTTGAAAAACAAACTATTAAAGAAGAAACTGAAAATAAATCAGAACCAGAACCTAAACTAGAAAAGCGTCAAGATACGTACTTCAATTTTGATTTCCTTAAGGATGCGTTGGAAACAAAGGAACCTGCCAGAACTGAAGAAGAAACTCGGATGATTCAAGTTGAATCGGCTGAACGTGAGATGGACCATACGGAACATACGGTAGAAACACAATCTAATGGAATGACGGTTGATGATATGAATTATCTTGCTCAAGCTATTGCTAAGGCAATTGTTCATGAAATGGCAACAAGTAGTGAAATTCAAGCAACTGACAAGGCAATAATTGATGCATTTGGTGAAAAATTAAATAATATAAGAGGATGATATGGCTACTAATATTTATGATAATGCAAATAGATATAGTGCTCGTGAGTCACATATAAAGGATAGCAATCGTGCTAAAGTAGTTCCTGGTGGCGTATATAACTCGACTATGGAATTATATCCGAATGTGGTTCGTATAGAACCGCTTGGATATAATGCTAGACAGGCGTATTTAGGTACATTACATGGAATGGTCGATGCAATGAAATTTGCAATGGCTGAACAGATGAATCCCGATTCATTTAAACCGTTTTATGGAATTCTTACCCCATCATCAATGCAAAGTCTTGGGTTTACGTTTACTTCTACTTGGGTATCAGCGGGAAATACATTTGACCAGATGGCATCAATATTATCTTCTCCTGCTATAGCTGTACCATTTATGGCGAATACTGGTGAGGCTATTGGCAAAGCAGCTGGTCATAGTGATGGTGGATTTGTTGCTGGTGCGACTGCAGGTGCATTAACTAGTGCTTATGGTGCATTATTTAAATCTGACAATTCTGGGACTGGTGCTAAAAAAGATGGTATTTTTAATCGAGCATTAAATGCTATTGGTGTGGCTACAAAGAATGTAGGAAACTTTTTGGGTGCTGCGGGTGGCGGCCTCGGTAATCTATATGGAATGGATAACTCAAGTACTGGAGCATCTACCTTACAAGTTTTTAATAGAGCCTCATTTACACCGATTAGTAGTATAACTGTATCTTGGTATATGCCAGAACAGGAAGATTTATTCAGAATGTCATTACGCCGATTGTTGCAATTGGGTTATGTTAGAAGTTTACTTGCTGGTGATACCAATGATAGTCTTGTTAATCGTATAAAAGCAGCAACAAAAGCAGCGGCAAGAGAATCCTTTATCGGAATGGGCAATGTTGCTAAAAATAGTGGAATCATTGCAGATAGTATTGCTGATACAGGACAAGCATTCACTGACACAGTGGATTCCGTCGCTGGAATGGTTGGGAGTGAAGATGTATCTAAAGTTGTGGCTGGAGGTGAAGGTGCATTAGGTGAGGTTGCTTCTAGAAGTAAAGATATGTTGAATGATGGAATGGATACTGCAATTAAAAATGGTGAAGACTATGCGAATACTGGGCACCTAGATAGTGACAAGAAAGATACTTTGATTGAAAAGTCAAGTGAATTAATAACTAAATTACTTGATACTTATATGAAAGGAAATGAGTTTATTGGTGCTAATTTTACATTAATACCAAACCCTGTTCGTGTAACTATTGGAAATGTCCTGGATATGGAACCTTTGGTAATTTCTGAAATTAAAATTTCTAATTCAGAAGAGACATTTATTAATGATATAGGTGCTCATATTCCAGTTACCGTTTCCGCTACTATATCATTTCAATCATGGCTTACTCCTGGTCCAAATCATGACTTTATGCGATATCTTGGGGATAATCCATTTTACACACACTCTTGTGATAATAGTTCAAATCAATCTAAAAAGGGGTCTAGATAATGGCTGATAATTATCCGAAATTTAGAGATGATTCAAACCTTGGCGTATTTAATTTTACTGAAGTCCGTGGGTTTGAACAAGGCAGGCCAGACAGAATTGCTCGTCGTACTGTAGGTAATAGTAGGATGTGCAAAGCAATATGTGCCGCAAATAATATTAGAAACCCTATGGCATTACGTGATTCTGTACGATTGTATAAGGATACTGTGTACAATGAATTGTATATGAAAGGGTTGCGTGGTGAAGAATTAGAGACTGAATATGAAAATATTATAAACACAATAGAAGTAACACCTGAATATTGGCTTGGGTATGACAACTTATTTAATGGTGTTATTAGTGAAGTAACAACAGGCCGTATGCTTATAACACCGACACTTAATGGTATGTTGGAATGGGTTAAGAAATACGATAACGTAACGAAATAACTGCGTCTAGGAGGCGATGATGCAGAGTGTAACATCAGAAAATAATTTATCGATTAAAATAGCTTTACTTGGTCGAGTATATAACACGTCGTCCCTATCACAATTTTCTCTTACGATACCATTATGTGGTATACCTGTTGGGACTATGAAAATTTCACTAACAAATGATACTGAATTTATGGTACACTCTGGTGAGCATGGTTTACTTCAATTTAGCAATTCAGGTTCGAAGGATTTAGATGGAACCTCGTTATCGTTTGTTGTAACCGAAGCGAATCAGGAAGGAGTGAAGGGTACAAATAATTACCATATGAATATCGCATTTAAGCTAGGTTCGTTTAAAACACATGAGACGAAGACTTTGCAGAAACATGGTACGTCCACTGAAGTGATGGTATCGTTATTGAAAATTGCTGGATTTGATGAACCAGTTAATGCGTTGTTTCAAAAATCTACTGGTGATATGATGAACTGGCTTTGCATTAGAGATACTGCAGAAGCACATCTTGATTATGTATGTGACCATTCATTCCTTGAAGGGGATTATGTGTATTATACATTTTCTACTGATAAAGGTAATTTTATTATTTCGAGTTTTAATGAATCAAAAACTTTCTACCCACGTCAGATGTTTGCGTTTTCGGTGAATGCATATCAAAATTCAGATAATGGTAAATTTATTGATGATACTAGTGGTTATCATACATGGCTGTTTAACCAGGAAATACGAGAAAATGTCGCTGGTAAACATATGGAAGAGTTGTTCCCTAATATTGTATATAGTACATTTGATGAACAAGGTAGACCAGAAATTGGGATGTGTGATTCTAACTGTTTTGGTAAATTACTTGAGGGGGCTGGATATCAGGGGCAGGAAGAATTTAATAATAGTTTAGGTGCAAGTGGTGTATCATTTGGTAAAGCAAAGATGGTAATTGATAGTCCAATGAATACGCATAATATGTACCAAGTTGCTCCTATTATTCGAAATAGATATCTTGCTACATATTCCAAACAATTGACAATTCCATTAACAAATGTAATTGGCCCCGATGTTGGCAGTACTGTTCTGGTTTATACCA